GTCGGGGCTGATGAATGGAAGAGTGCTCGGGAAGTCGATCAGGACAACGCAGAAAAGGAGTTGTTGCAGTGGACGTGGGCGCTTCCGGCAAAACCAAAGGAACAAGATGTTGAGCCTTTGGATTACAAAGTTGTGATGCATCGGCAGAGCCAATGGAAACGCGGGCTGATGCCGTCTGATGTGGTGACGATATCGGCCGGTGTCGACGTGCGAGAAAAGCAACTCGACTGGTTCGTGACAGCAAAGAGAGACAACGGGCAGCCGCTTTGCATTGACTTCGGTTTTGAACCAATTATGCGAGAAATGACCGATCTGAAGACAGCAATCAAGCAGGCAATCAGATACCTCCAAGAGAAATTTGACAAAGGATGGGAAGTCGAAGGGCGTCCGGGGCTGCGTGGAATAGACATCGCTCTGATTGACATCGGATGGGAGACAGACACGGTTCGAGAGGGCCTAAACGAGCATCAACTTTGGCGACGTGCAAAGGGGTTCGGATTCAAGCAACACGCAGGATCCGCCTACGTATCGCCGCAAAACAAGAATCGACAGATGCACCAAATAGGAGAGGGATGGCACGATGTTGTTTTGGTGAGATCAAACAAGCGATTTCGAGAGCTGGAGAACAACGCGGACCACTGGAAGCGAAGAGTTCACCAGGCTTTGACGGTCGCGGCCGATAGCTCGGCGGCTTTATTGCTTCCGAAGACCGAAAAGGTTGAGCGACGAATTGAAATTGCGAAGCAACTGACGGCGGAACGTGAAACGACTCAATTCGAAGTCGGGAAAGGCACGGTGAGAAAATGGGTCCAGACATTCACGAGAAACCACCTTCTTGACGCTTGTTATATGTCTTTCGTTGGGCTCAGCGTGGCGGAATATGAGTCAGAAAAGGCACGGAAAAAGGCGGCGAATACGCCATCGAATGGCGTGATTTCAGGGAAAAAAGCAGAGCCTTTTGTAAGGAAACGCAAGTGAAGCCACTGAAAGAGCCGGGATATGTGCAGAAGACTCGACAATATTTTCATTGCAGCGTTGCCACGGGAAACGGATGTTGTCCAGCCTGTGGAAAGTTCGCATCTGTCGGCAGGTCAAAAGATGAATCGGGATTTCGAACACAGTACCGATACTGTTCGTGCGGGAATAGTTTTCAAACCGTTATCAGGTTGGTTCTAAATGATTAGAACACTACACTGCCGCCGATCGCGTAGCCAATGCAATATGCTCGCATGGCACGCTCAGCATCTGAACGATTAACGCTGTTTGAGAACATCCGCGACAAGGTGGAATCAGCCCTTGCGTCTGGATCTCCAGTCGTTTCGTATTCAGTCGACGGCCAAACTGTTCAGAAGGAACCAACCTCAACCTGGCTGGCTGAACTTGACGCACGAATCGCTGACCTTCGATCGCAGGCCGGAACTGGTCTTGCTGGTCGTAAGAACCTTGTGAGGTTCCAGCGATGACAAAATCCCCTTACGTCCAGCGAATCGAAAAAGCAAAACTGCCAACAAGGTTTGACCGAGTTCTTTTTGTAGTGTCCCCTGATCGGGCGGCAAAGCGTGTAAGGGCTCGTGTTGATCACGAAATTCGCATGATGATGAGCGAGCGAGCCGTCGAAAGGTTCGCAGCCTACGAAGGCGCGGAGAATGACCGAATTCGCGGCGAAAAGTGGTTGACGAGCAAGCTCAGCAGCAACGACCAGTTGCAGACGGAACTTGAAACGCTCGTTGATCGGTCGTTGGATTTGTACCGCAACGATTGTTACGCAGCATCGGCAATCAATGGCCGCGTTGACAACGTGATTGGAGCGGGGATTCGTCCACAGTCACGAGTTCAGCCAGAACGCGGCATTATCACGCCAGCGAAGGCCGAAGAATTCAACGTTATGGCTGAATGGCTGTTTTCGCGATGGGTTAAAATTGAGCGATTCTACGCGAAACAGCGACAGCTTGAGCGTTGCAACGGAATCTATGGGGAAAGCTGGCTGGACATCGGCAACGATGACAATCCAACAAAGCCAGTATCGCTTTCTGTGCAGGTGATTTCACCGCAGAGAATCCCCATCGTATCGTATCAGCAGTTGAAGACAGGCGATCGTCGTCGTCTCGGCTTGCGTCTGGATTCAAAATCGCAAGGAGTGGCGGCTTATGTGCGGCGTTCACATCCGGGCGATTCAGAGGCCTATGACCAAACGGAAGACGAAAGAAGCATTGGAACAGAAATTCTCCACTGCTTCGAAGAGCTGTTCCCCGGACAATTGCGAGGCGTTCCGTGGATCGCTCCGGCGATGGCGAGACTTAAAGACCTAAAGGACTTTGTTCACGCGAATCTCATCGCTGAACAGGTCGCAGCGTGCCATTCAGCATTTATCACGGGCATCACAGATCCGGTTGTCATCGCTGAACAAGGCCGATCTCGAAGCAATCTCGAGGATCTGTCACCAGGAACAATTCAGTATCTCGCCGATGGTGAGGGCGTGGCGTTTTCTGATCCTGCAAGACCGGGAACGACGCTCGCTCCATATGTGGAGTGGGCATTGCATGGCGTGGCAGCCGCGATTCGCTATCCCTATGAGTTGCTGGCGAAACAATTTACCAACAACTTCAGCGGCGGACGGCTTGCCTTAATCGACGGCAGAATCACATTCAAGGTTTGGCAGAGTTGCCTGATCGAATCGATGCTGGAACCGGTTTGGGAAAAGTTCATCGACCAATGCGTGTTCCAAGGGGCAATTGACATTGATCCCGTCGTTTACGAGGCGAACCGCTCCCACTTTTTGCAGCACGCATGGATTCCACCTGGTTGGCCGTGGGTCGATCCTGAAAAAGAAGTGACGGCAGACTTGGCTGCAATTGCTGGCGGGCTTCAGACGGAAACTGAATCACTGGCAGCACGCGGAAGAGACTTTGACGAAACGCTCGCTCAGCGTGAACGCGAAGCAATGGCAAAGATGAAGTCACAGGCCCGGATTCGGGACGCGCGAGTTCAACTAGGTTTGCCGGATCCAATGGAACAATCGCGGCCGGTTGGCAAGCCGTCAGCATCATCGAAAGCGGTTCAGGAGACACAAGATGCCACAGCTTGAAACCGTAGCTGATCCCGCATTGTTTCGAACGAATAGAACAGCGGAGATGCCTGCAAAGGTTGACCGCAAAGCCAATATCATTTTCGGTGCAAACCTGATGCAGGTTGGCGAGTTAAATGATGGCGATGCGAGACCGTGGACCGTGGACGCGGAAACATTGTCGCAAGCTCAACAATTTATGAGTCGCGGCAAAAACGGATCAAAGGCCCGATTCACTCATCCAAATATGTCCAGCGATGGAATGGGCTCGTATCTCGGCCGGTGGAAGAATGTTCGCGTTGATGGCGGAACATTACGCGGAGACCTGCACATTGCGGACGCTGCGTTTAAGAGCCCGCAAGGCGACCTCGGAACCTATGTCATGGATTTGGCCGAAAGCGATCCGGAAGCATTCGGAGTGTCACTTGCCACGCGATTGGATCAAAAAGACCTCGAAGAATTTGACCGAAAACGCACGGGCGAGAAATGGCCGATGCGGTTTTCAGACATTCGCGCCGGAGACATCGTCGACGAGCCAGCAGCAACACGCGGCGGCATGTTCGATCTGACGACTCCAGACCTGCGAAACCTTCCTGCTCAGGCAACTCTGTTGCTTTCCACATATTTTGGAGATGCGGAACCTGAAGTGGTCCGAGGTCGCATCAATGCCTTCTTGGACCGGTATCTAGCCAATAAAGGACCAACACCAATGGCCGACGAAAAACCAGTTGAAGAGATCGTTGAACCAACGGAAACGCCCGTTGAGGAAACTACAAAGACAGCAACCGAGACGGAACCGACTGCAGATCTGTCCACAGATCTCGCTGCTGTGGAGCGGGACCGATGCAAGAAAATCCGGGCCTTGTGTGAACTGGCCGGAGCATCCGACAAGTTCAACACGTTCGTTGATAACAATTTCAGCGTTGCGGAAACACAGGCCGCACTGCGTGATATCGTCGCGAAGAAAAGCCCGGTTCTGTCTCAGGCTGTCGCCCAGGAATCAGAATCCAGCGAAGACGCAAAGCTAAAAGCTGAATACGCGGAAATGGTCAAGTTCAAGGTGACGATGGGGCAGTCTGAAGCAGACTACATCGCACACGCACGAAAAAAAACTGCCTGACGTTTGCGGCGTTTTGTTCATTCATTTCAATCCAGAATAAGGAGAGCCGCAAATGGCGGTCACAGCGAATCAGATTGTTAAAAAGCAAGAGGGGTGCGTGCGATCGTACCCAGTTGCAGCGGTTCACATCTACGAAGGCACGCTGGTCTTTCTCACTGC